AGATTGTGAGTAATGTTATATTGGGTAAAAATGTCGTTGGTAGCGCTGCCGTCGTTTTTGCCGGTCGTGGTTGCGTCCGTCACTTCTACGAGCGTCGGCTGCGTGACGTTTTGGTTTCGAAACCATTCGTTGTAGATGAGGCCGTATGCCCGCCCCGGCAGAGCGCTTACGCTGATGCCCTCGACTTTGGTAGGCAGACCTAGATAGTCTGCCAGCGTACCTTCTGCCCATCCGCCCGTCGGTGCCGTTACTTGCGGCACACTGTACTCCGTTTTAGGTGTCCATGCGGTCTCCTTGTTTTCGCCCATAAACTCCTTCCAATGTTCCCAGAGTAAGCGGTTAGGTACAAAGAAGAAGTAAAAGTCGCAATAGGCGTTGTCCATCACTGGGAAGATGGGTGTTGCCATTCGCATGACACAGGCAACGTCGATTTGGTGCGTATCACCCGGTAATACCTCATCTAGATAGATTGGGATGAGGTCGCCTGTGTTGAAGGTCGTTTTGTTGTCGCTGTTGCGCTGGAATCGGCTGCGGCTTACTCCGACCTGCGGATTTTCCGCAAAGTTGTATTCACTGTTGCGGTTCATTCTTTCACCTCACTTTTTTCAGCTAGTTTTTCTGCCTCGGCTTTCTGCTTTGCTATGCCCATTTTGTCTGCCCACTCTTGGGTTCCATAGGCCATGATGTATTTTTCGACATCATTGTCCCACTTGTTTTTGACTTCGATGGGCAGCTTGTCAAACTCTGCCTCCGCGTCTTTGATACGCCCATACCACTCGTGGTAGTTTGTCGGCGCGTCCGAAATATCGGTCATCGTCTTGCTGGTCTGCCAGTCCTGACTGCCCAGTGCAGTCGGGTCATACGTTGCCCGCTTGATGATGTTTTCGATTTTGGTCTCGTCCAGACGGCTCTGGATGAGTGCATAGACGTCTGTTTCGCCTGTTTTTACCAGCTCCCGGCCTTCTTCCGTTACCTTGTACTCATATTCCGGCTCACGGCCGTTGCCGGTCAGGCTCGTATGCCTTACCTGCCCGCTGTATGCGCTCCGAAACTTACTCATTGGGCTTGCCCTCACATACGCACATGTTGGTGTTATCGATGATTTTGCCGGCCTCGTCCTCCATGGTGCAGATGTAGTACAGCTGGAAGTCTTCCGGCTTGACGCTGATGAAGCTGTCTTTGTTTTTCTGCTGGCTCTCGAAGAGTCTGCTTGCGACGGCGTCGTTCTGCTGTTCAAACAGTCCGCTGTAGCTCTTGGCCATTTTGTCATAGATTGCATAGTATCTTTTCAGCATTACAGTCTCGTGCCTCCTCGCATGTTCTTAGGGCTTACGTTGACGGCCTTGGTTTTCTTTGCCGTCTGGGTAAACACTTTCGTGTCTTTCGATTTTTTGACTTTACTCCTCTTCGCCATTGTTGATTCTCCTTCTGATTTGTTCTACCTCAATTTCTGTCGCTTTTGCCTTTTTCCGGAAGACCATGTCAAGGTAAAATTTTGCGTCGTCGTACTTTGCGGCCTGTCGTAGCAGTTTGTAAGTGGCGTCGATTTCCTTGTAGGTTCGCGTCAGTTCTTGCATTAGGCTCGTATCGGTCTGGTCTCTCACGTTCCATGTTTTCACTTGGTTACTCCTCGGGCTTGTTGCCCTCTACTGCGTGATAAATCTTGTCTAACATAGCCAAGATTTTGCGGATGTTGTTAAACAGCGCGTTGATTTCCTGGATGGTCAGAGCAGTTCACCTCTTTCTTTAAGTTATTTGTATAAATGGAATTTGTTGAAGCATTTCTGTGCTGTTCAACTATTTACGTTATATCAAAAAAAAGAGGGCTTGTCAAGCCCTCTTTTCTACGTCTATAATTTCCCACATGTCGAGTCCGGTTCCGGTTTCTTCTACTAGTCTCATGATTGCTACTCCTCTTGCCTGTACCGGGTCATCTGCCTCAACCATATATGTGTCGTTGTAGTATTCCTTGACGTTGTGGAGTCTTACGTTGTATAGCATTTTATGTTCCTTTCTTTACTGCTCTTTCCAGTCGAATGTTTGAATGTCTCCAGTTTTTAAGTCCGTCCATTCAAGCTTTGTGTAACAGTGTCCGGCTTCATCAATGTAGTCTATTAGTTCGTAGTAGTTTTTGCCGCTTTTTGCTTGTCCGTAGATTTCGAGTTTTGCTATGGTGTTTTCGTTCAGTCTAGGTTTTCTCATTTTTATTACCTGCCTTTCGCTGCTGCCCCTGCTCCTTTATTCTGGTACGCGCAAGCGTTTGCTGTGCGGAGCTATGGCGGAGCTCAGCTAAATCAACTTTCCTTTCTCGCTGTGCGAGTTTTCCACGTTTTTAACATTTTCCACATACTTTTCAACATCGTTATACGCAATAGATTTTAGTCTGGTAAAGTGTTTCAACATTTCAACAAGTTTTTAACAAATTTTTCAACAATGAAATATTCTTTTTTTTTACGATGTTGCGTTTTAAATTTATGGTTTTCAACTTTTCCACAGCCCCTACTACTACGGCTACAACAAGTTATATATAATAAGCGAAAATAAATAGTGGGCCTAATCCTCTTCTTGATAGGATTAGGCCCACTGACACTATAATAGCCCTCTGGCTTTTCTAAACCTCTGTTTCTTTGTCTCTTCCTCTACTTTTGCTTCTTGTTCTATGGTTAATCCTGTATTGGCCATTTTGAGTTTTAAGGCGTTTATTGCGCTCGACTGTCGTTTTTCTTTTATGCTCCATAGTCTTTTCGGGTTTTCTTCTTCGTATTTTTTATCAAAGTACCTCGGTATCGGCCTTTTTTTACCGTTAAAGTATAGCCCATCATCTGCGTACATCTGCTCTTTATGGCTCGTGTAGTAGTCGAAGCCCAGACCCGGATTTCTCGACATACAACAGTACGGCGGTGTTAAACCTAACTCCCTATACCTTTTGCTGTCGTTGCCGTATGTCTTTTTGGTTACATATCCTGCTACATAAGCCATTGTTTCTGGCGATGCCTCTGCGATGATGACGTTGCCCATGCCCCAGATTTTGTTTATCTCTTCGCTTTCGAAGTACGGATTATCACCCCTTTTTTTCTTGAGGTCTGGTATCTCCAAACCATAATAAATGCCGTGATGATGTGGTCTTCCCGTGTTTTCGCCGTATTCGCCACAGTAAAAATATCTCAGGTCTAAGCCCCATTTATCGGACGTTTCTTGTTTTTTCCTCAGCCTCTTGTTAAAACGTACCATGTCCTCTTGTAGGAGAATTTGCACAACTTCCGGTGCGTCTCCGGTCGTCCACTGATGCACTGCACCTCTTATGATTTCGCCTGTTTCTCTTACCATTCCCGGCACATACTCTTGATTCCACGTCAGGGTCAAAAACCATACTGGCGTCAGTGTTTTTGACTCCATTAGCATTCTCGTCTCCCAGTCTTGTCGTTGTCTGAGCCTGCACCCGAGACATTTGCCACATGGCAGTAGCATCACGTCTGTGCGGTATGCGAGGCTCTCATACGTTGCTGTTGGATTGTGTGCTCTTTCGCGGTATGTTTCCAGAGTCATGATTGACCCTGTTATGTTGTGGTCATTCGGATTGTATACTCTGATGAGTGGTCTTGCGCAACTCATTTAAAACTGCCTCCTTTGCTGCCGCCGAAGCCTTGTTTGTCTTTTTTGCCGCCTCCGGCTGCTGTGCTTTTGCCGCTGTTGTTGTTTTGGTTGAGCCATCCGGTCAAGTCCGGGAAGTCCGTCTGATAGCTGTTGTAACCGCTGCTGTGCTGCTCTCCGTGTGAGTCTGTCCATGACCAGCTTTCGGCCTTTTGGCGGCTATAGTTTGCCATTGTGCCGGAGATTGTCGGCATACTGGCCGACTGTGTCCCTACGCTTGGCGCGTTTATGCTGCTCTGCCCGATTGTTCCGTGTGCTCCCGTTGGAGTGCTTGCCCCGCCTTGTGCATAGGCCAGTATGGGGTTAAGCCCTGCTGCTTTCATGTCGGCCATGCTGCGCTGGTATGCTGTGTTACTCATACGCTCCTGCCATGCCCGGTTTGCTGCTGCCTCAGCTGAGTTGTAGGACATTGCTGCATCCTGCTGGATGCGGTTATAAACGCCCTGCTGGATAGCTCCCAGAGTGTTTAAGCCCAGTGCCAAGAGAGAGTTTTTGTTGTTTTGCATGCTCTGCATGCCCTGCGCTTGTTGGCTCTGCCCCAGAAAGTATTTTGCCAGCTCTTTTGTTTGGTCTACGTTTACTCCGCTTTCTCCGGTCATTGTCGAACCGCTTGCCCCTTGACTTGTCTGGTATCCGCTTGAGCTTGTTGTTCCGCTACCTGATGTGCCTTTGAGTGCGTTAAAGATGCCTGTTCCGGCGTTTATGAGGCCGCTTACGCCACCTAGTACTTTTGCTCCTGTTGCTAGTGCTGCTAAAAATGACATGTACTAAAATAGCCGGGTTTTGCCCCGGCTGTCTCCTTTCTTTAGTGATGGTCGATGAGGCCAGGAATGCTGTACACCGGCATACACCGCGTTGTTTTGTTCATAAAGTAGAAGTCTGCAATAAAGTCCGGCTGAGACTGTACCGCAAGAGTCCGCTTCATTTCGGCTTCGCCCTGTTCCATCCAATCCGTGCTCAGAGTGGGGAGAGCGTCGTAGTCCTGTGCATAGTGCCATGCATCGAGACTCTGTTGTGCGTTGCTTCTGAAAAGACCTGTTACTTTGGAAGGCTTGTAGCGATAATCCGCCCAAGCCTCTTGGTAGCCGAAGGCTTCTTCGTCTGTTGCGTTGCCCTGTGCATAGATTTCTTTGTTGAGGATGGCTTGTTCACCGATGTTTGCCAGTACCGGCCAGTAGTAATCATACCGGCCTTTGCGGCTCCACATGCGCTCGATACCCTGCTGATAGGTCT